CTCTTGTCCACCCTAAATAGGGGAAAGGAGGTTACAGCCAGAGGCCGTAATCTGCCAGTGTCAGGGTGTAAGCCCTAACTGTCAGTCTTCTTCCGAGGGAGCTACGTCCGGTTACAACACCCGGAGCAGTACCTTCAGGGAGTGATCCGTCCTTGCAGCGATACAGTGCGTAAAGAAGGGTCAAACTCGGGGTCTTGTCATCGACCCTACCCTTCCACGGCACTGGTAAAGCTGTGCCGAAGTAAAAGCCAGCCTGGTATTCACGATTAAACCTCGCGAATGCGGTGGAAAGGAACTCGTCTGGATTTAAGGCGAGTCCCCCGTCACCAGCCTCTATATCAGGACCCCAAACCCGTTCAGTGACTAATGAAGGGGTATAGAGGGACCGGAGAGGCTCAGGAATCCGGCGTACAGTACGAAGCCAAGCAGGCCGAAACCGACGGTCGCAGTAGTGACCACGACCAAGGCGATAGCTAGCTCGGCGGATACCGTTAGCCAGGTTATAAAGGCTTGTCGCATCGGTAGGAACTTCCTTACAGAAGTGAGGACGGACGTTCGTACCATCGAAGAAGTCAGCGCCACACGACTCACGGAATACACCCGAAGAGAAGCTCTTCTCAGGGTTTACCCGGAAGCCGCAATAGCGCAAGACTTCTTCCAGCGAGGCGACTGCCTCGACTGGACAAACGATGTCATCTCCGAACACACGGGAATAGTAGTTAACAATTCCCAAGTGTTCACACGTGGCGGACACGAGAGCATAGAAGATTAAGCTCTCAAGTTCGAACGTGTAACCATTGCCCATGGAGCTGAATTGTTCGTAGTTGAACCACGAACCGTTCAGATAACCCATCCGTGATCTACAAATATCGAGGGCATTAAACCAACCCTCGGGAAGTAGATCTCGGACGAACTCTCTAGCAATTGTACCGCTAGCAGAAATCAGGTCAATGGTTGCGAGATGCCCCTTGAGACTAGCATCATACGCGAGGTCCTGATTGGGACGTTGCGTATTGAGGTCCAGTTTTGCCCGCGTTCGCAGGCAATCCCGGAGGATAGCACCTAAGCCCAGCTGGGCGAAGACGTTATCTCTAGGCTCTTTGGCTATGGTCCTAAAGATCATAGCCGTCTTGAGGACGAACAAGACTATGTTGCCGGGCTGGATCGAACAGCTGATCTCAGACACGGAGCCATCACTGACTTCGATGTCGAAACCAGCCAAGTATCTAGCCCACGGTGGATGGTCTAAAGCCAAACTCACCGCACAATCAGCAAACTCAGCAGTCGCAGAGAGAGCTGATAGTTTGTGGTACGCCCCGACTTTAGCGCCTGATGTTTTATCATCAGCACCGGGTCCAAAGCGACAACGCAAGGCCCATTCATGAGGGTTAGGACCCTCACCGATCCAGTTAAAGATTTTCCGCTGTGCGCCGTGAAGTACGGCCTCAACGAGGGGAGAACCAATTCCCCCACTATAACGAGATCGGAAACGGGCATTGGTAACACGACAGTCCTCCTCAGCCTCCCAGAATTTACGGGTTGCTGCGGCCTCTTTCTCGTCAGAAGTAACAACGGAAAGCGGGCACTTCTTCAAGAACGAAACAGCCTGATAGTCTAGGCCGAAAAGTTCTGCAGAAGTGTAGTCATTAGGGTTTATCGAGTGTTGGAGGACGGAGAGCAAATCTCCGTGCCTAACACAAAGATATAGGCCTAACGACGTAGGACTATCGATACGATACCACAAGTCTCTGGCAACGTCAAGGAGAAGACTTTCGCCTTCTTCTTGGGACAGTCGGAACGTCTTTAGCAGACGTCTGACCAACCGACTGGGTCGGCTCGTTTTCATCAGGCTTTCCTCTCACTGTGAGAACAGATTTGACGAGAGTCTGGACGAGGCTCATGAGTTTAATGAGCCTCGAGACCGAGAACTTCAACATACACGGTGTACGTTTACGTCAGTACATCGACTCCTGCTTGATCACCGCATCAGAGAAGAAGGTGTGGGCGGTAAAGTTCTTCGCCGCAGCCATCATTTCTTGCCTCTCTGCGAGGGTCATGCCAGGAGGTTGAATGCACTCGATCTTGACACGGCCGATATAGTCGACGGCGCCAGTAGTTGCGTTGACGACAGGACGCGCGATGTTGAAAATCAGTCGCGTCACTTGCTTCGCCGGGTCGCTCGGACGACGCACCTCTTCGGTGATCGTCCGATAGCCCCCCACCGTCCCTTGAGCCGTATCAGCCCAAGAGGCGACGCCATCTTTGATACCGAGAACTTGGTAGTTCACGGCGACGGCGGCGTAGTTATTGATCGTCAGGGTAGCCATTGCAGGCATGGGTTTACTCCAGTAAGTGGAATTGAGCTGAGAGCTCGAAGAGTGCTATCAGGATGGAGATGAAAAGGCTAAGCACTGTAAGCCAATCATCTACGACAGAATTCATGGTCGATAAGAACCAGGTCTCCTGTCACCCGAGAGTTGTTGTATAGCTAAGGCAGCCGCAGAAGTTAATCGACGAGCATTAAGCCCGTCGAACAGCGGCGTCCGAAGATAGCCAACGCTTCCCGTCCAAGAGTAACGATAGTAATCACTGAAATGGCCCTTCCACGTAGCCAAGTTGTCAGGCTTCGAGTAAGTGCCGCCGGGGACTTCGGTTATGCTAAACTTGTAGTCGCATTTCCGAGATGCCCAGCCAGTGAGTACGGTCCAACCTTGTAGGCTGGAACGTGCCTCAAGCCAGCCTCCGACGTCGACAAACCAGTCGAAAACGAAGGAGAAAGGCGTGAGCTCCCACGCAGTAAGGAGAGGGTCGGTAAGGCCCACACCAAGCTGCGCAGCGGCATGACTAATGCTGTTTTTTAATTCAAGCAGAAGTCCTGCCTTTGCGACAAACTGCCGCTCGAAGGAAAGCCGTTCGGTATAGCCGACGATTTGCGGATGATTTCCATAAGATTTCACCGATCTCGTCATCTGACCGACAGCAGTCCCACGAACAGTAGTCCTAGGAGGCCGCTCTCTTTCGAGGTAATCGTAAAGAGTGGTCGCCGCACCCACAGCATCAGACAGCAACGGACGCCAGCCATACTGGTAAGCTAACCAGTGATTGGCAAGTGTCTTGGGCAGTCGAGGGATGTTGAGGGTCCTAGCTGCTTTACCGAATTTTCCGTGACGGAAGAACCGATAAGCAGCATGCAACTGGCGAACGGTTTGGGATAGCATTTGCACAGTTTTACGGCCTTCAGCAAAAGTCACGGCAGCGTTTATACGCATGTCGCGAGCGTTACTGAGAGCTTTATACTGCGCATCTGCTATCAAAGAGTTGCACTCGGGCAAAATAACATTCGAATAGTCCTCAAAACTGCCGAGGGCTGAAGGAACGTTAAAATAGCCTCCGGACAACTCAATCCGTTCATACCACCGTGCAGGATGACGATAGGTTGTCGTCCAGTTCTCTCCCTCAATAGCCAACATCTGGTGAGTGAGGGAGCGAGTCGGGAGGTAGCCAGTTGAAGCGAGGACAGATCTCCAATTGGAGTCTGTATAATAATCCCTACGGTGAGCGTAATTACGGCCATAACAAAACGGTTTATTGGGAAAAGTATTACTCCCGGTAATCGTCGTTATGGGACCGTAAGTGCCGATCAAAGCGCCAGTATTGCTATATGTTAGGCGTTTTGTAACGACAGTACCTGGTCGAGATTTATTTACGACCTTGTTTACGAGCGCCATCGGGTCCTCGGGAACCAGCAGCAAGAGCTGCCGCCATGCGGTAGTTAAGGCACAAAGTGCCCAAACCCCCG